GACATAGCCGAAGCACACCCACGCCCGGGCCAAGCCGGGGTGGGTGGCGTCGATCTTGGTCTTGACCTCGAGTCCGACACGACTTGCCAACGCACTGATGCGCGATGCGAGGCTCATCAGACCAGCGCGTCCACAAAGACCGCGACGAAGTCGGTATCGGTGTTGCCAACATCGCTGGCAGCGACAGTGCCGATGTTGCTGCGTGCCTGAAGTTGTTCGTCAACAGTCAGCGACTGCGCCGCATCGAAGCGCACGCGGTTGTTGACGGCGGCGAGCAGCGCATCCAGACCACTGGTGCCGTTCTGCAGCAGTTGCTGGATTTCCACCAGCGTGTCGTAGGCGGCATCGGCACCGCCCAAGATCTCAGTCTTGAGCGCATCGAGCAGCGAGACGATCTTGTTGGACGAGTACGTGGTCGTGGCCGCGATGTGCGCATCGTCGATCACCGCCGAGGACACCACGGCGGCCTTCAGTTCGTTGATGGCCGCGACCAGATTCGACTTGTCGGTGGTGGTGAGGTTGGCCAGGTTGCCTGCCTTGGCGCGGACGTCGTTGAACTCCTGCGCGACGCGGATGACCAGGCTTTCGATACGGGTAGCAAGACTCATGTTTTCTCCTTGGGGTGTCAGGACAGCCAGCGGCTTTTGATCACGCGCCGACCGGTGTTGCGGTTGCCAGAAACAGCGAGGCCACCGCGTTGGGTGGCCTCGTTGATCGATTCAGTATGTGTTTCAAGGGCTAGCGGACTGGCCAGCCCCAGTTGTCGCTCCAGTTCCCGCCAGTGACGTTCCTCGAAGCGATCCAGACCCGCCGCCGATGCAGCCGCGCGGGCGTAGACGTAGCAGTCGAGCGCTTCATTGCGCTCGCGCATCTTTTGCCACTCACGCACCGGGAAGCCGTTGCGGTCGCGGCGGGTGATCAGTTGCTCCGCGCAGAGTTGCTGGATGAACTCGGCGTCGATCTTGGGCAGATGGACAAATCCGGCTGGAAACACTGTGGTCAAACCGTCCTCGCCCACATCAGCGCTCTTGCGCAGGTTGTTGTAGAACTCCAGCTTGGCGATGCTGACCGCCACCGTGTACACCTTGATGCCACGGCGCAGCTTCTTGCCGCCCTGCGAGACATCGATGGCGGTCGGCGTGCCGATCAAGGCTGCGCCGCGAGGCACACCTTTGACTGCCATCACACGCGGATCGCGGCAGGCCCGCACAAAGGCATAGGCCTCCTGCGTCGCAAAGCCGGTATCCAAGGCAAAGCGCGCCAGCGGCATCGCCGCGCCGGAGGCGTGTGTCCAGGTCTCGGCCAGCATTTCAGCAAGGCGTTTCCACACCGTGTCGCGGGCGCCGGTTTCATGTACTGGACCCATCAGCACGCGATGCTCGATGAGCCACGACTCCTTCCCGCGCCCGAATGCCCAAACCGATGCCTCGATGCGATCCTTCTGTACATCGGCCGCGCCCACCAGCAGCAGACCGCCTTGCGGCACGCTACCGACACGGTAGTCCTCTCGGCGCTCGACCAGTCGTTGCCAATCAGGCGCTTCGCCTTCCTCGACCCAGGTTTCACCCAGCTCGGTGTTCTTGAAGGTCTTGATGGCGGCTGCTGATCCCGATTCCTTGCTGACGGCGGCTTCCCAGGCAGCGGCAATCTCCCGCCAACTGCGCCAGCCCACCGGGCTGTACAACGACGACAGGTGGAAGCCTGCCGTCTTGCCCGCGCCATCGGTGATCATCGCGCGCCACTCGCCGTGCTCCAGCATCCACGTCTTGTGATGCTCGGCAATCGCGGTGTCACACGACTCGCAGATGTAGGCGGCGGTTTCAGGCTGGCCCTTATCCCAGCGTAGTTGCTCAAAGCGCAGCCACTGCCGGTGCGAGCAATGCGGACACGGCACAAAGTAGCGGCGTTGGTCACTGGCCTCGTACTCGCGCTCGATAGCAGACGCCCCTGAGATCGTCGGCGTCGAAACGATGAAGATCTTGCGCCGAGCAAAGGTGCGTGTGCGGGCTTCGGCCAGCGAGATCGCATCGCCTTCGCCCTCGACGTCCAACGGATAGCCGTCGACCTCGTCGAGGAACAGATACCGCACCGGCATTGAGCGCAGCCCGACCGCGCTGTTGGCCCCGGTCATCACCAGCACGCCACCCCGGAACTCCTTGGCCAGGATAGTGTTGCCGGAATCCCGACTGCGCGCCGGTGCAATCAGTTCAGCCAGTGCGGACGACTCCTCGATCAGCGGATCGATCCGCTGCTTGGAGTTGCGCTTGGCCATCTCCACCGTCGGCCACACAGCCATCATTGGCCCGGGCGCGTGGTGGATGACATAGCCGATCCAGTTCGATCCCATCTCTGTCGCGCCAAGCTGCGCCGCCTTCATGAACACCACGCGCTCGACCGCTGAGGTCGGCGACAGGCAATCCATGATTGCTTTCAAGTACGGCGTGCGGCTGGTGCGCCAGCGCCCCGGCTCGGCAGACGCCTTGCTGGAGAGCATCCGGTGGCGATCCGACCATTCGGACACGGTGAGCAGCGGGTCAGGGGTAAGCCCGTCGCGCCACGCCCGTTCGATCTCAACAGCGCCTTCGTAATCGTCCATCGTCAATCCACGCGCGGGCGCAGTTCGCCCAGTTCGATCAGGTGCTCGCGAACGGCGGCTTCCAGCGTGACGTGCATCGTGTGCGTGTCAACGCCAAGCGCGGAGGCCATCTGCCCCGAGATGCGCGCGGGCCAGTTCAACCACGCGTCGCGCTCGATGCGCGCGAGCTTGAAAACGTGGGCCACGGCCTGCGCACGATCCACCAGTTCCTTCTTGCGGTGTGCCAGCTCCAGGTTGTTGAGCTTGGCCTTGAGCACCTCGTTGACCGTGCGCGCCTGCAAGAGCGAGGTACCGCCCGCCGACATCGGCGCTGTGCTGGCGTCGGCGACATCGCGCTGCGGTGTTGCTTCGGCGGTCGCTGTTGCGGGCGCGGGTCGCGCCTTTGTGGTGCTGACCTTCTCCTGCGCAGCGGCGCGGCGCGGCTGCAATGTGTTTTGTGCCCACTGCGCGTCGGCGGTATCCGGATCAATCGTGCCGTCTGGCAGCGGTGTGATCCGCCCGGTGTCGATGGCCTTCTTCACGGCCACGTGCGACACGCCACGGTGGCGCGCGTAGGCGCGAATCGAGAGTCCCATCGTCACCTTCTTCAATCATTTGTTCGTCATTTCTGCGGATTGAGCTTGGCTTCCATCGGGAACAGCGCGTTCATCACGTCACGCCAACCACACCCCGAAAGGAACACGCCATGAGCCAGATCGACACCATCCTCACCCTGATCGCCCAGAAGCATCTGGGCATCGACACCCTGCAAACCCGCCACGCTGACAGCCTGGACTTCCACGACACGGCGGTGTGGTGCCTCAAGGACGCGCTTGAAGCGGCCTTCAAGGCGGGCGTCGAACTCGGCGCGTCGAGCCCGAAGGCCACGGAAGCGGAGATCGCCAAGGACTGATCGGAAACCCACGAAACCAAGCGCCAGAACCGATCAAAAGGCGCTTGGCTTCACTCCCGAACAGCGCGTTCATCACATCGTCATCTACCAACCCCGAAGGAGCAGCCCATGACCACCACCCAACTCACCCCGGCCCAGCACGCCATCCTCGCCAAGGCCATCAACACCAGCGGCGGCAAGATCGACTGGTTCCCCGACAACATCAAAGGCGGCGCGCGCAAAAAGGTGCTCGACGGCCTGTTCAACCGCGCTCTGATCACGCCCGATGGCGAGGGCTGGTGCGTCGCCGCCGAGGGCTACGACGCCTTGGGCATGAAGCGCCCCCACGTCAACGCCAAGCACGTCTCCAAGTTCGAGGCCAAACTCGACGCAATCATTGCCAACGCCGAAGCGGCGCAGGACGACACCGCAGACGCTGACGCGGAACTCGAAGCCGCCGTTGCCCAAGCCGAGGCATCCTTCAAAACGCCCGTCAAAGCGCCTCGTACCCGCGACAACAGCAAGCAAGCCGAAGTGATCCGGATGCTGCAACGCCCCGAGGGCGCAACCATCGGCCAGATCTGCACCGCCACCGGCTGGCAGGCGCACACGGTGCGCGGCACCTTCGCCGGGGCGTTCAAGAAGAAGCTGGGCCTGACCATCGTGTCGGACAAGCCGCAGGGCGGCGAGCGGGTGTACCGCATCGCCTGATCAGAAAGATCGAGAAAGAGGCCAAGTGGCGCTTGGCTTCTCAATCGAACAGCGCGTTACTACGGGTGTCGCAACGATCAACCCGAAGGAGCCAGAGATGAACACCACCACGCAGATCCCCGCCACCCAAAACGATGCCTGGGGCTTTTGGGGCACGATGAACGAACACGCCAGCGCCGCATGGCCCCTGGCGATGGCCGCCATCTCGGACGCCACCGGCCAGCCCTTCGAATCGGTACGGGTCTTCCTCGACAGCCGCCACGGACGCTACTTTGCGGACGACGTCCAGAACGGTCTCTATCAGGGCCAGTCCCTGGCGAACGCGATCAACGCCGCCACGGAGCGCTGGATGGGCTGGACGATTGGCCGCCAGACCAGCAAGCAGTACGGCATCCCACGCGGCCTGCCTTACCTGACGGGCTTCGTGATTCACTGCGAGATCCTCGACGAGTCGCTCGCTGCCTGATCGAGCGCCGCGCCATCCGCCTCGCGGGTGGCCTGCTTGCCGGTGAACTCCTCCCACCGGCGCACGATCACGTCGACGTACTTGGGGTCGAGTTCGATCAGCCGCGCAACGCGGCCTGATTTCTCTGCGGCGATCAAGGTCGTGCCCGAGCCACCGAAGGGGTCGAGCACCACGTTGCCGGGTCGGCTGGAATTGCGGATCGCGCGCTCGACCAACTCCACCGGCTTCATCGTCGGGTGCAGGTCGTTCTTCTGCGGCTTCTTGATGTTCCAGACGTCGCCCTGGTCGCGGTCGCCGCACCAGTGGCGCTGCGCCCCCTCAGGCCATCCGTAGAGGATCGGCTCGTACTGGCGCTGGTAGTCTGCGCGGCCCAGCGTGAAAGTGTTCTTGGCCCAAATGATGAAGGTCGACCATTTGCCACCGGCGGCGCGGAAGGCGGCCTGCAGCACATCCAGTTCGCTGGAGGACATCGCCACGTAGATGCCGCCCCGGCAATGCGCGACCGTCGGCGTGAGCGCTGCCAGTAGGAAGTCGTAGAAGCCATCACCCAGGTTGTCGTTCAGGATCGCGCGGTCCTTGCCGCGCATCTTGTCCTTGGCGCTGTTGGCGTAGTTCACGTTGTAGGGCGGGTCGGTGAAGACCATGTCCACCGGCTCGCCGTCGAGCACCCTGTCGTAGCTCTCAGCCACGGTGGAGTCGCCGCACAGCAGCCGGTGGCCACCCAGCAACCAGACATCGCCGGGCCGTGACACCGGCGTCTCCGCCACGT